CACCGTCGATCCCCCGCTCACCCTTCGCGATCGCCACGAGGGTCGAGAGGTCACCAGTCGGTGCGACGAGATCCCGCGCAGCGGGGGCGGGCCGCGCCAGTTCGGCCTTGCGCAGCGCCAGATCCTCGCGACGCAGTCGCAGATCCTCAAGCTGAACCTTCGCGTCGAACGTGCTCTTCTTCATCGCGTGAACTCCGCGTCGGTGATGTCGATCTCGGGGTCGTCGTCGCGCTTCTTCGGGTCTTCCGCTGGCTCGGGCGCGTCCTCTTCCTTCGTCTTCGCGGGGTCCTCAGCCGGCGCCCCGCCTGCCCCCGAGTCGATCCCCGCGCGGGCCTGCGTCAGCCCAGCCTGCGAGGTCTTCGAGGCGTCGGAATCGAGCATCAGATCCAGCTTCTTCAGCCGAGCGATCCCCGCCGCGTATTCCGCCCAATGCTGCTCGGGATCTCCGCCCTGTTCCCGCACGGCGTCGTCGTGAGTCATGATCCCGTTTCGGATCAGCCGCGAGTACGCGAGCCCTTCCTTGTCGGGCTCGATCATCGGCAGGGGCGCGACGGTCCAGTCAGCGGGCACCACGGTCCCGGCGGGGACCAGCCCAGCCATCACCGCGGCCTCGACGAACCAGCGCCACACACCCGAACACAACAACGGGATCAGCATGTTCCACTGCCAGTCCTTCACGTTCCCGACGTGCGACAGCCGGCCCATGCGCGCCGAGCTGAAATTCACGTTCGAGTAGTCGCCGGTCAGGTCTTCGTACGTCACGCCCAGGCCCGCGGCCACGCGCCGCAGCTGCCGCGCCGCGAACGAGTCGTTCGAGGTCGTCGGGGGCGTGCCGAAATCCACCTTCTGGCCGCCCTTCAGATACTTGATCATCCCGGGCTCGAGCTGGTCGATCTGCGCGTCGTCGGCGTTCTCCTCACCCATCGGGGCCGAAGCGCCGTCGTCGCCGCTCACGAACGCGGCGAAGCACGCGGCCACCTTCGCGCGCATCAGCTCAGCGTCTTCGAAGTCGTTGAAGTCGCGCAGCGGAACGATCGCCGAGCCAAACCAGCTGATGCCTCGAGCCTGCCCGGCGCGCTCCGTGTAGAAGACGTGGAGGATCTCCGAGGCAGGGACGCGCCGCGAGAGGTTCCCCTCGATCTGCGCGAACGACGAGCCAGACGCGCCGGGGTGCTCGGGAAAAATCCAGTAGGCCGCGCGGCGGCCGAGCTTGTCGTATTCGACGCCCTGGACGATCGGCCCGCCGGCGATCCCCAGTTCCCCGTCCTTCGCGCTGTCGAGGAAATCGGCCTCGAGCAGCTGCAGCTGCAGCGGCACAGCCAGCGTGGTGCCGCTCGCGCCCGTGTCGCCGGCCTTGCGCCAGCGGCGGCGGATCATGAACTCGCCGTCGCTCGGAACCGACCGCATGACCTGCGCCTGCACGCCGTAGAACGTGTGCCGGCCTTCGGACTCGCAGTCCGTCGAGTCGGCCCACAGCTTCCACAGCGCGGCGAGCGTGTCGTTGATCTTCTTCTCCGCCGCGTTCGGCTTCGGAACGATGCCCCAGCCCACGGTGTTGTTCACGATCACCCGCTGGCCGCGCTTCGCCCACGAGTTGTTCCGAATCAGATCCCGCGACTGCGTGCGCAGCTCGGCGCCAGCGGCCCGGGTCACGGCGTTCACGTCAGCGCGCGAACGGTTCCAGCCCGAGGTGCGGCGGCTGGTCTGCGCGGCTTCGTAGTGGCGCTTCGCGTACACGTCGACCGCGGCGCGGGCCTGCAGCCGGCCGAGCAGCGCGCCAGGTGAGAACCAGCCGAGCAGACGATCCCAGAGGGTGAGCGGGGAGACGGGCGGCACGACGGCGAGGGCTGTGGTCATTCGTCAAACCCCGACTTGAAGGCTGCTTTCCTGTACGGCTGCCGGGTGCCGGCGGCGGCCGTGACCTCGGCCACCATGTCGGCGAGCAGGTCGCGCATCGCTTGCAGCGACTGGTAGACGACGGTGCGCGCGGGCGGGCCGCCGAACGACACGGACAGCACGCCCGACGAGATCGCCGACTTCAACGCGTCGATATCTGCCTGGACCCAGCCTGCACCGGCCACGCGTCACCTCTTTGAGAGCCAGCCCGAACGCTTACCAAGAAATCTGGAATCTGTCGAGGGCTTCGGTTTCGGGAGCGGTGGGGGAGCGACGACGGCGGCCGGCGGCCGCGCGGCGAGCGCAGCGGCGACCACAGGCACCGGCACCGGCGGCGCCACGCGCGGCCGCGCTCGATCCAGCCCGAGCACCGACGCGACGGCCCGTGCGTAGACACGGCAGTCGAGCCAGTGATTTTCCCGGCCGGGGATCTTCTGCCACTCGTGCACGGTGTAGCCCTTCCGATCCGTCGTGCTCACCAGGTGCTCAGCGGTCAGCTGCCGGAAGAACTCAGGGCCGAGCATCGGGAAGTGACAGAACCCCGGGGGGATCTCCCCCGTCTCGAGCGCGGGTTCGAGCTGCAGCCAGCCGTAGAGCTCGGTCTTCGCCGTCGCCCCGCCGACCGGCCAGACCTTGCAGCCGCGGGCGAAGCGCTTGCCGTTCCGCAGCACGTCGACGTCAGTGGGCGGGCCGATCAGCGGCGCCTGCGCCGTGCTCGAGCCCTTCAAGGCGATCACCCGCTGGCGGTCCTGTTGCCGCACCCAATGGTAGACCTCCTGGGTGTTGTAGCCCGAGTCAACGCCGAGCATTCGGATCGCGAACACCAGACCGGCCCCGCCCTCGTAGCGGCGTGACAGCAGCTCGTCGAGCGCCACCCAGGCCGCAGAGTCGGAAGTGTTCCCGGGGATCACCCCAGCGTCGATCGACCAGCTCTGTTTGTCCTCGCCCCAGCCCACGACCTCGTAAACCCAGCGATCCTTCTGCACGTCGACGCCGCAGGTCAGCACCTTCACGCCAGCGGGCACGGTGCCGAGCTGCCACTCCTCACGCCGGCGGTAGAGCCGCTCCCAATCGGGCGCCTCACCGGCTTCGGTCCACGTTTCCCCCAGCGTGGTGTTCACGAACGTGCGCAGCGTCTCGCGCGTGCGGCGCGCTTCGATGAACTCGGCGGCGATCTGCCCCCAGGTCGCGTTCGGTGAATACGAGTAGGCCGCCCAGATGTGAAACGAAGCGTGGCCCTCGAACGGCTTCGACGCGTGCCACTCGCCGCGCTCGACCATGTCCCGTTTGCTCGAGTGCTCGATCACACAGCCGTTCGCGCTGCAGACGAAGTGCGCGAGCTCGGGCTTGTCGTCGGGCCAAACCATGTAGTGCCCGCCCTTGTCGCTCTGGCGGAACACGAGGTGATCCATCGCGCCGCAGTGCGGGCACGGGACGAAGTAGCGCCGCTGGTCGCCGGCGAGGAACAGCGCCTCGATCCTCGAGAGCCCAGCAACGAGCGGCGTCGAGCCCGCGAAGTGCTTGCGGTTCCAGAAATACTCGGTGCGCTTCTTCCCGAGCTTCACCGGGTCGCCGTCGCTGCCAGCACTCGCGGGGTACGCGTCCACTTCGTCGAACATCGCCACGCGGCACGAGCGACGGCGGAAGCCCGCGCCTGAGTTCGCGCCGACCAGCGACAGCCGGCCGCCGGGGTATGTCTTCCCCTGGATTGTGTTCCCGGAGTCGCGCGGGCCTTTCTCCTCTGCCTCGTCTTCCATGATCGCCGCGAGCCGCGGCACGTCGCGGATCATCGGGGCGATCGTCTCTTTCGAGAACGACTTGACGTCTTCCACCGTCGGCTCGACGAACAGGATCGAGCACGGATCCTGATCGACGAAGTAGCCGATCGCTGCGCTGATCATCAGCGTGTAGCCGATGCGCGCCGACTTCATCACCGTGACGTCGGTCACGAGCGGGTCGCTCATGCAGTTCATCGGCTCGACCTGGTAGGGCAGCGTGGTCCAGCGGCCGGGCTGCGCGCTCGCCTCCACCGACAGCCGGAAGTGTTCGTCAGCCCACTGCGAGAGGGTGAGCTTCGGCGGCGGGCGCCAAGCGGCACGCGCTCGAGCGATCACCTCGTCGAGCGAGGCCAGTGGGGCAGGGGCGCTCACACCAGTTCCTCTAGGGACTCTCTCACCAGGTTCTCGATCACGGTGACGTCAGCGGTCGACAGGTGGGGCAGCGCCTGCCGGGCTCGAGACGGGATCGCCAACAGGTGTTGCTTGCACACGCTGAACACGTCGACCAGCCGACGCTCGACGTCCTTCGCCAGCACCAGCTCGCCGCGCTCCTGGTCCCGCTTGAGCTCTGCCAGGTCAGCCTGCGCCGACTTCAGTCGCTCAGTCGCCGTGGCTGCCCCCTCGGGCTGGGGACCGACGGGCTCGCCGTCTCGCCACTCTGGCGGGGCAGGTACCACGCGGGGCGCAGCGACCAGCACGGGCGGGGGGCCGGCCAGTGCGCCGTTCGCTGCGCGGACCGGGTCAGTGTTCCGCCCCCACTGCTCGTCAGCCAGGGCGACGTCAGCGATCTTCGGCTGGCCTTCGATCCACACCACGGCGGGGGCAGTCAGCCTGCGCTCTTTGATCGCCAGGCTCACGGCCATGGGGGTGCAGCCGCGGTGCTTCGCGTAGGCGCGGCAGCTGATCCATGCTGGCGTATCTGGCATCTGTCGATCCGTAACACGGACCAGATACGCGTGTCACTACGTGGCCTTGCGCTTGCGGCGCGGGGGTGGGGTGCACGGCAGGTGGGAGAACGTGAACCCCACCGCGGCCTGATAGACCGCCGTATTGCTGACCCCGAGATCATCAGCCAGTGCTTCGAAGCGCGTGGCTGGGTCCTGCGCGAGTCGGCGGATCTCGAGCACCTGAGCATCGGTCAGCTTCGCCGCGATCGACCTCTCTCCTACGCGACCGAACGGCGTGACGTGCCGTCCTTTCGCTACCTTGTCGCGCTCGTTTACGCTGTGCGTCCCCTCGAACAGGTGAGCGGGGTTGATGCAGGCCCGCACGTCGCAGGTGTGGCAGATCTCGAGCTTGCGACCGGCCCGGCGCTTGTGCGCCAGCTGCCAGGCCGCCCGGTGCGCCTGCATGCGGCGCTGGCGTCCGTTGATCGAGAACGCGAACTCCCCGTAACCGTCCCACTGAATGCGACCCCGCCAGAGCCAGCAGCCGCTGCTGGTCTTCTCGAACCGGTCCCCGAACACCCGCCGGAACACCTCGTCGACCGTCTCGCTCATCACTACCGATTACGCGAATCTGACATCTGTGTCCAGCCGTGCGCGGCCAATCAGCTAAAGGCTGAAAATTACGATTCTTTAGTCTAGCATCGAGTATCTGCGCACC